ACGAAGCGGAACCGGCTTTTGGCTATGTGAAAATCACAGCTGCAGAAGGAACCGAGATTTTATCCGGAACGGTATTCTGTACGGCGGCAACCGAAACCGGCCCGTCGATTGAGTATGCCACCACAGAGGATGCGGTTGTTGGAAGCGAAAGATCAGTGCTTATACCGGTATCAGCGGTTGAAGCAGGCACAGGTTCTAATGTAGCGGCGAATACGGTCGTGCTGATGATGGTACCCGATAAGAATGTGACCGAGATTAACAATCCGGAGCCTATTCGTGGCGGTACTGAAAGAGAGACAGACGATGATTTTTACGACAGGATCGCCGCAGAGTACGACAACAGCATGACCTACCTGGGGAACGATACGGACTATAAGAGATGGGCGAAGCAGGCAGGAGCAGGAGATGCGATAGTTATTCCTGTTTGGAATGGTCCTGGCACGGTGAAACTGGTGCTGGTAGACGGAAACGGAAAACCAGCCAATGCAAAGCTAGTGCAGGATGTGTATAACTACATCGTTTCTCCGAACGACAGGTCGGCAAGATTGCTTCCTACCGGAACAGCAGAACTGACTTGTGCGGCAGCCACAACGGTTGCCGTAAATTATGTTATTACAGGACTCAGCTACGATGAAACAACTGGAATCGAGCAAATTAAGGCAGACTTTACGGAAGCCGTGAGAGCGGTCTATGCACAGGCGAAAACCGAAGGAGTTCTGAGGTACAACGACGTAAGACCGTTGATTTCTGCAATCGCAGGAGTCGAGGACTTTGAAACATTCACAATGAATGGGAAAATGCAGAACATCACTCTGAAAAGCGAGGAGTACCCGGACACCGGTAGTGAAAGAGAATAACAGCGGAGATGATACAGAAGATCTGTTTTTCTTACTGTCGGCGGACGAAGTAGACCCAAAGAAAACGCCGTATAAGTATTACGAAGATGTTACTAACCGGCAGAAGAAAAATGCAGACGGAGAAACAGATTATCACCGCTTGCGCTCGGCTTATCGTGGCAATTCGTACGTTACGTGGTACGTGTACTCTGCCGGCGTCGACGGCTACTACTACGCACACTGGGCCAATCGCTGCGCCCCGGCTTGTACCATTGCATAATCATATAATCCCGGCACCCGCGGATGCCGGGAAGAAAAAGGAGAGAAAAGAACATGGCAGAAATACAGAATATCAGCATTGAACTTGTAAAGGTCCACCCAAACAATGTGAGAAAAACGTATAACGATATTGAGGAACTTGCGGAGAGCATCAAAGCGAAGGGAATACTTCAAAATTTAACTGTTGTGCCCGACCCACAGGAACCTGGAAAGTATTTGACCGTAATCGGAAACAGAAGATTGACAGCAGCACGCATGGCGGGACTTGAAACTGTTCCCTGCATTGTTTCGGATATGGACGAAAAAGAGCAGACATCTGTAATGCTTTTGGAGAATATACAGAGAAGCGATCTGACCGTATATGAACAGGCACAGGGATTTCAGATGATGCTTGACCTGGGAGAAACAGAGGACACAACAAAAACGTCGATGCGTGCGATAAATAGGCGATTCACTGTTTCTATTCAGGAAGCTGCTGACGCTGGCAAGTTCTAATCTTGTAATTGTTCAATAATAATGTACAATAATAGAAGAGCAGATCAGACAATCGTTGTTTGGTCTGCTTTTTTATTGCCATTATAATGGGAATCCTATATAATAGCGGTGGCATTTTATGACATAATGGACAGAAAGGTATGGTGTTTCGAATGAATTATACGAAATTAACGAACAACTTAATTGACTTAGTGAAAGAAGAGCAGGCAAAACTCGGCTATCGAAAAGAAGCAATCCGTTTATATTATCCATTAAGTAGCTTACAGCATATATTAGGCACAACGGATTCTGCAGAACAATTAACAGAAAAATTACAAAAAGAAGCTGATTTTGCAAAAGATTCTCTTGGCACTTTGGATATATCCTGTCAAAATGACCGGTTCTGCATTGGTATTCCTGCCGTTGGATCTGAATGGGTACACGATCATATGCAGCCGGCAGAATTTATCGTATCTCTCGTGG